ACTAATGCCTGGTCCACCAACTCCATTGACAGAAGGCCCACCAGCACCAGCAATTCCTGAAGTACCACCAGCCGCCGAGTATGATCCAAGGGTGCTAGCAGTTCCAGCAGCTCCTGCTGACACCGAATAAGTACCCACCGATAGAAGAGTATTCGGCAAAAAGTTGACTGATCCAGCTGGACCTGAACCACCTCCTCCAATGAGTAAAATGTCAAAATAACCAGGCGATACTACCTGAAATGAACCTGAACCGAGAAAAGACAGTGATTGATATGTTACCAGATCAATCACGTATGCCTGTACATAAGCCCCAGTGACTGTAGTTAATTTTCCAAATATGGAAGGAGGACCAAAATCGGTAAGCTCGAATGGTATGACATTCCAAGAAGTTTTAGAATTCATAGGACCAAAGTTGTACACGAGCATTTTAGCCTGTTGAGAACTCGATGAGAACATGTATACATTGCTCTTGGCTACAGTTGAAGTACGTATGCCAAGAGGTGCTTGGTTATTAAACTTGAACATGTCCATGTAGTTGTACGATGCCTGGTTAGTAAAGTCTGGGTTCTGACCATACCTTGTCGAGTAGTACAACCCGATGGAAGGATCGTTCGTCCAAAGATCAGCCCCATTGATCAATATTCGATTAGTGGAAATGTTATTAGACCATATACACTTCATTGGATGTGACAGGTACACCGAACCATCAGTGCAAACCTGTTTCTTCTGCACCTGATCGATGAGCAGATCAAATTCGTCAAAGTATTTGCGCTCATCACCGAGGTACGCATAACAAGCCTGACACCTTGGAATCAACTGTCCAATCCCGTTTAGGCGAATTCGAAATGAGTGATATCGCAGAGCACACACCGGAATTCTGGGAATTGGAATTGGTAGAAAGTAATTATTCTGGTAGCTTGCAGTCGAATATGTCTGTGCTGATAGCATGGGCCAGTATTCTACAATGTACTCGATTGGCAATGTGTCAATCAACTGTTCACCGATGAGTAGGTCGATACTCGTCAAGACTGATTGCCAGTTGACTACATTCGATGTATACAAATATGTGTACATGAGGATGTCGCCCCCACGAGTAAACTCGACAGTCGCGGGTTGATTACCCTCTATACGTTGCTCTACATAGTCTAGTGCAAAAGGAGTATAACGCTTGTACACCGTTTTGAATGATGAAAATTCACCACTAAATTCGGCTGGTGCTGCAGCCTCTAGAAGCTGAGCCATCTAGTATTCACCGAGATTTCTCTTCTAGTTGCTGTACAGCAGACCTGCCATTCCACTCTTGATGCGCAGCACGTTGTAATTCACACCGTACAGGTACTGCGACCGAGATGCATCCATAATTGATGTAGATGAAGCCGTGGTTGCTCCACGGATCGTGTTCTGTGGAGAGGTGATGAGTCGGAACGTATCAAGCCGGCTGAAGTTGAGAGTACCGGTCGGCTGCAGCTTGGTGGTGTCCAGACAGAATGGAATGAGTGCAACGGGGCTTGATGCATATGATGAATTCTGAGCGTCAAAGCCGTACTGAGTGTGATAATAAGGATATACCTGGGAGTAATTGATGAGAGTCTTGTCGATTCCAACATCCACACCATTGATCTGCATGCGGAGTGTCTGATTAGCCGATGAGTAAATGGTGGATGGGAAGGCGAGGAACTTCATGGGGTGGTTGAAGGCCGTCTCCATAATAGGACCAGTCGTTGGCAGAACCTGTCTCTGCATCTGCCACATTATGAGATCCATCGGATTGTTGGCGAAGAACTCACGCTCCTGCTTGTCAAGGTACACGAAGTTTGACCAAACACGGTACTCCATCTGCTGGTAGGTACTGGATGAACCTGTCGGAGTGGCAGCCCAGTTCGTTGTATTTGAGCTCCACGTGATGCGAATCTCTACATCATGGAACTGTAGCGCAATCAGAGGAAGAGCAGACTGCCAATCCTTGCAGAACCAAAACTGTAGCGGGAAGAATACTGGTGTTGGATTCCCCGGCTGGTAGCGGGTTGAGAAATTGCTTGAGATGAACATGGGGCTAATTGTGTTTGAAAAGAAAACATCCTGCGTATCAATCACCTGTCCACCGATGAGTAGCTCCACGCGGTCGATGATGGAGCCCCAGTCCAGCCCGCGAAGGACTGCACCACCGTCGCGGGCTGTGAAGTAGACGTAACTAAGCAAGTCTCCCTTGCGCTCGAACCGAATGGTTGAGATGTTGCCTGGGCCTGGTACGCCCTGGAGGAGCTGGAGCTCGTTTGACATGGCAAAATGGGTATGACGCTTGAATTGGGAACGAAAAAAAGAAATTTCCGGGTTTCCAGTGAGGTGCGCATCCTGCACACCGGTAGCGACGAGCTGAACGATACCACCCGACATTTAAGAGCAGCGGGTATTTTTTTTACGCTCAATTAATCGTGTGATTGAAAGGGTTATCAGCGAGTTGTCTCTTTGCCAGTGAAAGAGAAGAGTCACCCGCAAGGAAGTTTGGATTCTCCTTGAACGGATTCGCCTGCTGAAGACCATCGCGTACATATGATTCTGGATTTTGCCGCTGACCAACTCTAGGTTCAGGATCCATGATGGAGTCTACACGCACGGAAGTCACAGCGCCATGAGCACCAAGTGGATCAGCCCGAACATTCATTCGACCAGCATTACCTGCCCGATCAGCCTTGGCACGTCTATCAGCCCGATCCAACTTTTGATTTCCAGTCACGATGTACCCAGAGTTGAGCGGCTTAACCTGTTGAGGAGCACCATACTGCAGATCATCATCTCGGAACATTGAAACATCTCTGCGAGTCCAGCGAACTCCCTTGACATATTTTCCACGTGCCTCTGGTGCACGCGCAACCACAGATGTCTGGGCCGTCTCGCGGTAGAAATCCTTATCCGGTCGATTCTTGAACATCACCATCGGAGCCTCCTGCAGGGGAACAATGTTCGTCGGTGGTCCCTGAACACGACCAGGAAGCTGCGTCAACCGATGCTCATTCGTATTTGTTGGAAGTACACGAAGAAGCTGCTGATGACCACCATAGGCCGGAACATCAGCTGGTATACCGAGTCCGGGACCAACTCTGGTCCATGGATTTGGATTTACATTGTTCATCTTATTCGTGATTGCCTGACGATCGTTAAAATCATAAACCGGCTGACCGTGAACGTCGCGAGATCTCATCGGGACAGTTGGCACAAAATTCACCGCCTGTTTACCGGCCCATCGATTAGCTCGAATCGTTGGATTGTCTGGAAATTGAGCAGTCGCAAGCTCCGGTCGACTGGTGAGGACAGAACCCTGATCCGGAACTACACCAATAACCTCACCCTTGTCGATGATAACCTTTTGACAGTCATCATTCTGCTTCATTGAATTTCCTAGAAAAGCAAGACCAAGTACAGCTGCAATAGCCGCCATTAATGAAGGCTCTCAAAATTATTTGTTAAAGTATCTCTTCTGCACGAGCATGTTCTGTAGATCTGATCGAGTACTGCGAGGATCCCATGATACCGAGTTTACGCCAAGCACCTCCTGATGAGGAAAGTCATAAGGCTTCTCGGAATAGTACTTGCGAAACCACTTGGTGTCCGCTGGAATCAACTTGTTTAGAGTGTCAACCATGTCTACGATATTGAGAGTCCCGCGATTTGTTAGAGCATCCTGATCGACCATCTCGGACATTAAAATGAGCAGAGATTTTTACCACCGACTCAACTGACCAGTAAGTCCATATTGAGCCCGCATCGTCGTCTCATCAGGGAAGTGAGTGTTGCCCTCAGCTGTACAAGCACTCTGATCATCGCGACAATAAGGACGACCACGACCCTGCAGCTCTAGAAAAGGCTCTAAATCCATTGTTGGCATGGTGAAAAAACCACGCTCAGCATTTCGCTTATCATCGGGAAACACCTTGGACATGATTCGTGATACACTATCCGGGTCATACATCCTATCATCCGAAAAGTTGTTCATAGGATCTTCCTGGTTCACCGTGGGTAGATTATGAACTGGATTAATCTTAAAATACATGTAAATTGCTGCCAGCACAAGTACCCCAAGTAGAAGAATCTTTGGATCCTTCTTGAACCCAAATGCTATAATCGATGAATAAATTATAAATCGACTGGTAGCATTCACCTTGTCTGGAAAACTCTGAGTAGAACTTGGCCAAAAGTCTGACGGATTTTCAAGTAGAGCTGAAGGATCATTAAACCATATCATCTACATGTTGCCGGGATTTTTTCCAGGCATAGTGAGACCATTCATGATACTACCAATTTGAGATAGATCCATGCTCTCCGCGCACTGCTTTGCCACCGCCTCGATAGCAGTCAAAGCCTCCTGAGGCAGAGCACTAATCGTAGAACCAAGAATAATCAGAGTCTGCAGATATTGCCAGATGGCATTTTTAGTATTGATCGATAGATCCGGAGTCCAGATGTTATGAATCTTAAGATCCTGAATAAATTCACACGTCACATCGTGGATAACACTCTCATCTCGACTCATAATGCGACTCTGGATTGGACCAATAGCTCGCATGTAACCATCAAGAATCTTACGAGGATTCGTCTTGCGCAGAAGCTCTAGTGAAACCTGATACTTCTGGAAAGCCATCTCCTCTGGAAAAGTCTGAATCAGCTCATTGATGAACTGCTCCATCATATCATTAAATGCACCAAGCGTAGTCGCCATTTGTGATTTAGATGCTCATGTCTTTAATGATCGGTTCTGGTTCAGACTGTCCCAGTTTAACTATGAAGAATACGAGAACCCCAACCAGAAATGCAGGTTTGATGTAATAGTTATTAGGCTTCTTTTCCTGACCATTTAATCTAGTTCTAAGCATAAGATAGATATATGTAGCAATTGCAGCAACTACAGCTGATGGAATCGGCTGACGAAGATACTTGTGCATTTAATGAGTGCTTATAGTTTTCTCACGAGAGTCTGGTGCATCATCAAACAAGCTAGGCTGCGTATGCTCAGGTTTTACTGGTATCTCCTTCGTATCCGGCTCCGGCTCCGGCTCCGGCTCTGGCTCAGGCTCTGGCTCCGGCTCCGGCTCCGGCTCCGGCTCTGGCCCCGGCTCGTCCTCTCCCATACTGAAAGATGATGTGCTTCCAATGTATGTGCGTAGGATATTCTGAATTGGTACGAGGTCGTCAAGCGTCTTTTCTACTGCTGAACTGCATACATCATAAATCTTCTGGTACCTGGTGTGGTCATCCTGTTCTCTGAACAATGCGACTCTGGTCACAAACATCTTGGCAGCATTTGTTAGACAATAATGGATAAAATCTGCATTGGTTGGAAGTGGTACTTCCAGCCTCTTTCCATCATCAGTCTTTTTACGAATAGCTCGTGCAAGGATATTGACGTAGCAAATGAATGTAGCGGCGAGCAACTCGTTAAAAAAACTGCACTTGGCCTCAAACTCCTTGGCATGTTGAACTATAATAGTATTGTTCCAGTTTTCAACCTCCTCGAGTAGAATTACAAAAATTTCAGCAGTCTTGTCTCTCCGTCCGCCCGAACGAGTAATCGCTTCTTTGAACATCTGTACGAAAACATCAACCATCACTGGGCACATCTTAGAACACATAACCCTGGTATACTTTTGATATGACTCCATGTGACTAGCGATGGTTTTTTCTCCTGAGTTCCCCCGCAAGTTTGTGAACATTCATGAGAGATGGTGCGATAGAAATTTCTTCCGGTTCGGAACGCTTAGACCATGTAACATATATAGCAAATGGAGACAGCTGATCTACGTTATATCCAAGTCTAACCAATTGACGTGCCAAGTACTCGGTTGCTTCTCTACGATCAAAAATAGGACAACCGGGTACAAAAATTGGAATTTCGAGCACGACACTCTTGAGATTGGATTCTAGTGCCACCTTGATCTTTCTCATGAATGACTCCAATATGGCTTTAAATGTTTCTTTCTTGACTTGATTCTTTTTTGAAATCATTTCACGTGCCTCACTCGCTTTTATCATATCTTAAAACTTAGAATTTCGTCATAGGACTTGTACGCTCCATCTGTGTAAGGTGCAATTGATCCATCAGCTGGCTTACGAGGAACTATACCATTTGAGTTAATGTCTATTATCGTTCCTGAATAATCTTTGGTATTGAAGAATGCCATGCGAGCATCACTGTCATCAATTGATAATGTACTCACTGGTGCCATATATGGGAACCGTTCTGTAACCTGTTTTACCATCGTTCCGACTGTAACCTCATCAGATGAGTAAGTTGACTTTCGCATAAAAAGTATTGCGACCATAACCAGTATGACCAGCCACAGCATTTATATAATCACTTAAAAATTTTAAAGCTTCCTTTATAAATGAATGTACTGGTGTACTCGGAGAGATGCAAGTACTCTGCTGATATATTAGACTTTATAGATCAACATGAAGAGCTCAAACAGGTTACTAAACTACATAATGTAAATAGACTTGGTGTTCCAAGGGGTGTTACACGTGTACCTATTTTGGTAAAACTGGATGGAACAACCCTCATAGGTGGTGAGATACAGGAATATCTAGAGTCTATAATTACACCAACTATGCAAGGGTTTGATGGATCGAGAGGAACCACACTCGACGGTTCCTATGACGAATCCATGTTTTCGCTGAACAACTACGGATCGTCTCTAGCCCCACCCATGACCAAGGATCTGGAGGCTAGAATAAATGCAGACGTCAAGTCAGCATTCAAGAGTTACGAACCAGTAACGCGTTAAAAAATCTAACCACCTGATATCTAGATGATGCTAAAAACCGTACAAGGAGCATCGATCAAGTCTGTATTTGAGGTGCTCAAGGATCTTCTAAATGATGTCAATTTTATATTCGATTCAAGTGGCGTGAGTATTTCGACACTCGACACTGCGCATGTCACCTTTGTATCACTTCGGCTACTGGCTGAGAATTTTGAGGAGTACGTTTGCCCTCACAAGATTGTGGCGGGTCTGAACATGGCAAACACTTTCAAGTTGCTCAAAATCATTAGTAACAATGATACATTGTGCATGAGCTCCAACAATCGAGATATGCTGCAGATTATTGTAGAGAATGATCAAAAGAAAAGCAAGACAGTATTTGATCTCAAGCTTCTAGATATTAATGAGGAAACATTCGACATGGGAGCGCTTACATTCGATGTGCAGACAGTTGTGCAATCGGTTGTTTTGCAGCGAACCATTCGAGACATGTGCAACTTTGCATCGATAGTAGAGATTGAAAGGTATGGCAAAATTCTAAAGTTTACGTGCAAGGGCGACTATGTAGATCAGTGCACTGAACTAGAATGTTCAAACGACTTCTCTGGACGTATATGCTACACGTACTCTCTCAAGTACATTAACATGTTCACCAAGGCTACAAACGTCTGCTCAAATGTAACCATCTACCAAAATGAAGACGGAGCAATGCTGTTCAGATACTCGATAGCCAACTTGGGAGAAATCGATTTTTACTTGGCTCCAAATGCTGATACTTGACCAAGTATATTTGTAACTATAACCTCCTTGGACGGCCCTTTCCTCTTTGCAAGCCCAAATTCAATTCTAACTCCAGACCCTCTAAGTGCAAACTTGATTACCGGTACTCGACGAAAAAATATGAAACCGGTATCTGGAATATGATTGCATTTAGGGCCGGCGTATCTAACAAATTTTCTAGTTACATCCCGTCCCTCACACTCGGCTCTTATGATAGGATAAAACATTCCTGTTGGAGGTTCCACTGGCTCGACCCCCACCGATCTGTAGACGGTCGAGCCAAAGGAGTAATCCCATGCCCTTGTTCCGTCCTCATATTCAGTACACTTGACAACCTTCATATTCATAGTTTTAAAGAATACAAGTACCCTCATCACCTTAAAAAATATCTTTTTAATCATATATAAGCATGTTATTTTATGGAGCACGAACTTGACGCTCACTTAAAAAAGTGTTCCTCTGCTGAGGCGATCGAGTTCTTACTGGACTGTGTGCCATTCATACACGAAATGGCAACCGAAACAAAGGAGGTGAAGGAGAAAACTGTAATGGGGATTCAAAAGACAGCTGGGCTAAATAGAGGAGATATATATAGAAGATTTCACGAAAAGGTTTTTAACGGTATTGAGACTACTGAGTATATCAATATATATCAATGTAAATGCGGTTCCATGAACACTCTACACACATCCGAATGGGAGCAAGTATGCAGCGATTGTGGTTATGCAGAATTTATCGATACGGATGAGATTGGATTCAAGGAGGAGCAGGAAATGGACAAGACAGTTGCTTACTCGTACAAGAAGGAGAATCACTTTAACGAGTGGATGCTACAGTTCCAAGCCAAAGAGTCAACTACAGTACCTACACAACTTATTGAGGCAATCAAAGCCGAACTCAAAAAACAAAAGATTACTAATAAATCTGAAATTACTCATGCCAAGATGCGCGAAATACTCAAAAAACTCAAATATAACAAGTTCTACGAGCATGTACCTTACATAGCAACCCTCGTGAGTGGAATCACACCGCCAATTATGCCACAGGAGCTCGAAGATCGTCTACGCATGATGTTCTACCAGATTCAGGCACCTTTTAAACAACATTGTCCCGGAGATCGCACAAACTTCCTGAGCTATTCATACGTGCTCTACAAGTTTTGCGAGTTACTCGGAGAAGATCAATACCTACCATGCTTTCCACTGCTCAAGTCAAGTGATAAGCTGTACAAGCATGATCAGATTTGGCGAAAAATTTGCGAAGATCTACGATGGCAATTTATTTCTACTATATAGATAAGCAATCTACACCCACACAGCTCGTAAACATGCCACCTCCACGACTGTATCCACTTATATCAAGAAGCACCTAGCCGTAATACAGTACTGTATCTGCTTATGGCTATGCTCATTTTAGATGTTGCTATATTTATAGCACATAACAAGTTTAAGGCTTAGAGATCCGCTTCAAATATGGAGCTTGCAGTTGGAGCAGTTGATTACGCCATATCGGAGGTTGCACGCCTTGAGCCTAATGATCCGAGAGATGATGCATTATATCATCTTCGTCGAGCCCGCGAGGCTCTTGGTTCTCTACCTGATAGCCAACTACTGGCAGTTTTACCATTTTTGATTCTAATGTTGAGCCAAAATTCAAAAGTAAAGCAGTGGGCTTCCCGGAAAACTTCAAGTAGTTCTCCGCTTGGAGGTCCTCCCGCGCACCAAGACGACTCACCGCCTTGAGCTCAACAATGAGATCATCCAAAATGAGGTCACATCTAAAATTACCTACAACATGGCCCCGGTATGTGATTGGAAGAACTCTCTCCGTCTCATACTGGATACCAGCGCACCGAAGTGCCACCTCCAACGACCTGTGGTACACCGATTCGCTGTGGCCTGGACCTAGAACACTAAACACAGACTGAGCACACTCTAGAACTTGTTCACCTATAGAAAGATCCTTGTATTCAGACGCCTGAAACCCCTGCATGCTTCAATTACCATGTAGTTCTCTAATTATGCATATAATGGGAGTTTGTTGAGCATCTGGTGAAGACGATCATTCGATAAACTCATAAGATTTTTTTTTTTTTAGTGGTGGAGCCACCGTCTGTTGGCTAGGTAACGCTTGCCGTACTTGGGCGCAGTACGACGGGTCAGTACGTACAAGGCACCAATGCGGCGACCAAGGGTTACACGGGGAACACCAGCCTTGAGTGCACGCATGAGAGCCAGGTGACGGCTCTGAGCGCTGTGCTGAACGGAGTAGCCGTACCGGGATAGACCACCACGGTGTAGGGTAAACAGCTTCTTGCCATGGCCTGGACGACCACGGTTGTTGATGCTGTAACGCGCACCACGGACATAGGTGCCATCTGCACGACGGTACGGACGACGGTGAACTCTGAGGGTAGCCATTTACATTTGCTTAGAATAAAAAATACGACCCCATCTAAGTCATGCATGCAATAGTGCCTTTTATGTATGCTGGGGACTGGTATGAAGTTGCAAGCAAGAAGGAAGGATTCTATGGCCTTGGACAATATGACTGTACTGATACTCGAGGTACCTACGAGTACGACTCGGAGCATGAACAGTTTCTAGTTACAACGCAGTGTCACCATCTGAATGGTAGAGTGTCAGGAATACGCGGAATCGTCAAGTGTCCGAAGAAAAGTCTAGATTGTACATTGCGATTTCCAACCGCACCTTATATACCACCAGCCATGTACAAGGTACTCGAGACTGATTATGACACGTATGCACTAGTTGAAGGTTCAAACAAGTCGTTTGTGCAGATTTACTCTAGGTCTCCACGACCTGGAAACAAGTTCATCGAGGCTATGAAGGAGAAGCTCAAGCAATGGGGCTACCAACCAGATGATATCCACGTGACACCAGTAACAAATAAAAATTAAACACCCCTAAATATAAATGACGTACGAGGCTACACTGCTGATGATGATGGACCGATATCCCAACCTCAATCACACGTACCAACAGTATCTGGATGATTACAAGGCTGGGAAGATTCAACCAGGTAAATGTAGCACGCTTGGTCTAAAAAACTGCTGTTGTGGAATTTGCGGATGCTTCTATGGTGAGGACATGGTCAGGATGTGGGACGGTACCGAAAAGGAGATTAACAACCTGCAACAGGGTGACATTGTGGAGGGTGGTTACCGGGTACTCTGCACGGTTGAGTTTATTCATTCCGGTAATCACGTGGACATGGTTGAGATTCCTAATGGTCCTACATTGACTCCGTGGCATCCGGTGTACATCAAGAAGTGGACATTCCCGGCTGATCTGTACCCGGTGATCCAGAAGAAGTGCTTCCAGGTGTACAACTTTGTGCTCGAGTCGGGTCACATTCTCAATGTAAATGGTTACAAGTGCATCACTCTTGCGCACGGTCGAACCGATCCTGTTCTGGCGCATCCGTACTTTGGAACTGATAAGATTCTGGAAGATCTCGAGAAGCATGATGGGTTTGAAGAAGGTCGGGTTGTGTTCGTGGATGCTCAAATTGAGCGCGATGAACAGGGATTGGTTTCTGGTATCTTCTAAATAAATCCAAAGGCATCTACATTCTTTTGTCCTGGCATCACCCAATTTGGATCTAGCTTCCATTTGTTTTCGGCCATCCAAACGATGTACATTAATCCGACCGAAATGTATTTTAGTACAAATATGTTTCGGTCATCTAAAGGGGTAGTTATACTATTTTTATAATCGTTAAGATCTTTAAAAGGAGTCATACCTTTTGGTAGAATCATATTGACTCCTGGTATGAAGTCTGGAGAATCAATTGGTATTGAAGCAAGTTGCATAACATTAAGAAGGTTAGTTTTGACGTCAGTTTTACCACCCAATATTTCTTGAGACCAAGCAACCGTTCCATCTTGGTTCCATGTAAGTGGTGGAAATCCGCGGGATTGTAAACCTAAAAGGACTTTATTCATAAGAAATGGTATTGAACTAAAAAGTCTCAGTGAACATTTATCTGTATCTGACAGATTTTTTTCACCATTTAAAGCAGCAGAGAACATTTGTTTTATTTGATCATCTGATGTATAAGGAGTAGTTCCAGGAATCCTAGCTAACATTGTATTCAATTCAGACATGAATGACTCATTTTTTACATCTTTTATCATCATATTGTAATATGTGGTGGCCTGGTCAGTGTAAATATCAGACATTATATAGCCAGGTGCTAAATTAGAAATTTCAGGCATGGTATAATATTCAGTTTTTGGTCTGAACATTTATATATGCTGATAAAAATGTCATCAGGAGGTCCACTCGGTCAGTATCCTGGTGTTAATGATTCTTCTGTAACAGCTACTCAAGGTCCAAATATGGTAACAGCTACTCAAGGTCCAAATATGGTAACAGCTACTCAAGGTCCAAATATGGTATTAATAGGGGGTGGCGTGGGGGCATGTATTTGTAGTTGTGTAGTATTGTTTATGGTAATGAATAAAGGTTAGACGACCTATTATAACATGGCGTATATCGTACAGGACTCTGAGCAGAATATGCAGGGTCGGATTTCTCAAGTGTGCACCGCCAAGGCGTCACTAGACGGAACAATTCAGTGGATCGTCTTGCATATTATCCGGAACGATACTGATTTTGAAAAGGTTGGAATGGCTACTATTGCAGCTACGAAATTGAAGAGGATGGGGGTTCCGGTGGAGATTGAGGAGATTACGATGGAGGAGCATCTAGAGTGGATGTGCAGGCTCATGTCCCGTTCTTCTTACCGTATGCCACTTCTTGGGCACTCTCTTGACCGTGATATTCAGTTCATGTTCAAGAGCGCACCAGAGTTTTTCAATGGTGATCCGTTAAGGTCTCCGGGAACTCAGCGCACAAGTTGGCAACGCATTAACAAGGTGTGCACTCAACGTCTTATCACCTCGTGCTGTCCAAGAACCCATCAACTGGCCAATCCAGACGGACGGCCACGTTCTACGCTGGATCAGTATGTAAATAAGCTCCTGCTTCGCACGCAGAAGCACAATTCGGTCGATGATGTTATTGATCTGATTGAGGTGCTCAAGATTGCTCATGCGTATGACAATATTCGCTTGCCCCGCGAAAACTTTTTGATCATTAGACCAGATAACAGTGTGAATATCCAAGAAGATACAGCCTAAGTTTATCATCATGACTCATCTTGAAGTCATATGTATTAATTACAGGTGGTATTGAAATATTTACACTTGGTCCAACGAATTTAGCTCTCATATTACTAATTACAAAAACAGTTTGCATAATCATCTTCATGGGACCTTTTGCTTCTGGCATCTCATCCCATGGAATTCTAATTGCCAGAATATCGTCGTCAGAGTAGCTTGAAAATGGCGTCCATGGTATCTCCTCAGTGAGGGACCCATCGAGGTGACCAAGATGTGGTGGAAACATGAAAGGGATGGAGATACTGGCCAGAACAGCGTCAGCAACGCGCATGTCGGGAGTAGTATCAACCGAAAAATATACAGGATAGTGTTTGTCCACCGAAAATGCAGATACATGTAACTTTACACTAGGATCCATTTCAGCGAATGTCTTGTTTGAAATACTCAAAAGCATTTCAAGCGAGTCATCTGTTTTAATAAGACCACCAGTTTTTAATAAATTCTTTAAGCTAAACTTGGACATGCGTTGAATATCAACCTTTAAAACATCCTCGGTAGACATTTTATTTAAGAAGCAGAATGCTGCAAGTGCACCTGCACTTGAACCTGATATTTCTTTGAGATTGGTTAACATACCCTTTTCATCCATTCGCTTTAAGAATCCGAATATAGAAAACATCGCAAGGCCACCCGGACCGAGAACGAGGTATTTCATACTAGTTGTAATGGTAAATTGAGACCGACTTAAACGCAGCTAATAGTAGCGGCTGAATGTCTTGCGCAGTAAACCAAACACGAGTGCGAAAACTAAACTGTGCACTCCTATAGCACTTGGAGATGTGCTGCTTGCAGCTCCCGTTAAAGCTCCACCAAACTTACCTGGTGGGATTGTCAGCAGCATACCTGGGCTGAGGAGGATGAACAGAATCGCCGGGACGATCAGATCAGCCTTGGTCAGTGAAACCTTGAGAAGACCAACCTTGACAATGGTCCAGTAAGCAATAACTAAAATTGCAGCTCTAATTAGAACCATGGATAGATTTGTTGTGGTAGACTGTGGGTACAACCCTGGGCTCAGTGCAGCAAAAAGCATCGCCGGTACAAGAAGTTTGGGAGATGCTGGGTCCATTGGTAATTACATATATTTTTAAGCGCGGTACAAGAATACGCACAGCTGATGAAAGCTGATATTGTCCATGAAGTGCAGTCCGTGGGTATCACAGTAGTCCTTGAGCGAAAAGTACATGTTCAGCAGATGATCCTGATGCCAGTAGTCCCAGCCAGGAATATCATCTGCGAACATCTCCTCAGTCTCAGTGGGCTCGTCTTCATCATCAAGGGATGCATCGTCCTGATTGATGATCACGTCCTCCTCGTGCTCGGTGCGGCGGCTCATTTCTGTTTACTTAACAGCGTCTTTACTTTTTAACCAAATATTTCTACTTTCTTTCAAATCCTTTACTTTTTTATCGAATCTCGGATATTCTTTACCTGGTTCACGCTCGACAAAAGTCCCAAAAATTGTGTCGCTTAGTGCCGTGCCATAGTTGCACTTGCGACGCTCATGATGAAGATCATGTAAACCATCGTTAAGCTTATAGTACCCAGAGTGCGCAAACATTGAGTTTGCAAAAATTATACACGAAAATACAATTGTAAGTAAATCAGATGTTCCCCATATGTGAACAGGTAATATGATGGGTAAAAAATCCCAGGTGGCGACTTCAATTGGATGAGCATCTAAAGTACCATAAGCTACCGGACTTACAAGCTCATGATGCTGGTAATGTATATTATTAAATATCCACGGTATATGCATTCCACGATGGATCCAGTACGCCAGGATATCCGCTGAAAATATCAAAATTACCAGAGCTGAAACAAACGCAATAGTACCCTTGGGATGCATGCCATTGTACCTTGGTATGCTTAATGCTATAAATATAAGAGGTAACACAATCGTCAGAACGTTTAATGTACTCCTCCTGAAGATTCTGTAATACTCATCATCTGATACGGTTACATTTTGTTGAATCTTGTCAAGTTTACAGTATTTGTCCACTAGCCAGTAAGCTGTCCCAATTGTAAAATGTATAATCACAACGAGTAAACAAAGTACCCAAATTGTATCCATATGATTGTTGGGCAATTTAATTTGCAATCTTTAGCGTTACGGTGTCAGTCTCCTTGGAATCGCCAGACTCCTCGATGATTCCCATCACATATTCAACCCTGTCTTCATTGCCCTCAAAGTACCTGTGTAGACCCTTGCGTACAAGGTCCTTTGTGAAACTTGGCTTCTTAATACGAGTATTTAGACTAATTTTAGCATTGAGATCAGTCACATTACATCCAGTAAGCTTCTCCTGTTTCATATGCACCCGAATCTGTTCGCGAAGACGTTTCTCCGCCTGATTCAACGTCTTAATGTCTCCTCGAACCGCCTGGAGCTGCTTCTTTATTTCAACCCATTCCGCGATCGTCTCTTTAAAATTCATTACTCATCTTGAAACTCTATGCTTTAACGCCCAATCTCAAACTGGGGACGCATCAGATCTGGTACGATTGTGCTGTTCATCCAGATGGACACTGGCTGGCGAGGGTTCACCGGCTCTGAGCGGACATCCCAGTTGGCATTTCTTAGCACGCCACCTGAAGTCTCTGGGAATCCGATCTGCGCACGTGGATCCAGGTAGCTCTGACCAGCTAGAATAGAGTCTGGTGAAAAACTACCAAAGTCCTCCTGAGATGCAATCTCCTTGGGAAGGAGGGAGCTGCTCACACCAATCTGACTGGGAACCTGAGCGGGACCTCCTGGGAAATCATCACCTGTTGATATACTGCCAACACGCTCACCAGAGTATCCTCCAATACTAGAGAATACCCTATAATTTGAACTCATCTTGGGCTTGAAAATAATAATTGAAAGAAGAATTGCAATTAGTCCAACGACCATCATATTACCCTGGGCCATTTACTGAAGGCTACTAAAAAAAACTAGGCATCATCATCCGAGTCATCGATCATACACTTGACCGGCTCAACATGTTTGCGCTCACGGACCTGAACAAGCTTCCACACTGGACCGAACGAACGCTTGAGAAACCATAGACCCTCGAGCTGTAGCAGAACCGAACAGATGGCACCTGGAGCTGGTGGAGTCTTGGTGATTTCCTTATTTGTGGCAAAGAACACTGGCTTACTCACAGTGACCTGAACACTAGAATCCTCAATAGAACTCTGGAAATACTTTGAGATTGTATCCCTGGAAATTTCCTTGGAGAACCAATCTTTCGAGTGCTCAACTGCATCATCAATCACCTGATGATCAACCTGAGCTACCTTGCTCATGTCACCATGCACAATAACGTCAGTCTGGTTCAG